TAGTACTCCACATAGTTAAAACTTTTATATACCCCCTTGAGTATATGGAGTTAATGTGAATAACAACGTAGCATAGTAATATATAGTTTAGGCAAAGACCAATCGAAACTTAGCTAACTCGAGGGGAGCCACAATGTACTATCAGACAGAATCCAACCTCCGCAACTTCAACGCTTGGTGCGGTGGCAACTATTGGAAGCAGGTCGTTCTTAACAGCTCCGAAGACGTCATCGAATACGTCGACTCGTTGCTGGATGACTACTTCCCTGAGGACTCGCACGCAACCGAAACCGATATCAACGAATTTCTGTGGTTCGATCTCGCGGGCCACATGACCGAGAACGGCTACACCTACGACTCTCACACCGACTCTTTCATCGAGAACAAGGAGGACTAATCATGCCCACCCGCACCTCGACCACCATCTACTACGCCCAGCCGAATGATGGCAGCGACGGCTTCTTCTTCCGCTCGCGTGCCACGACGGTAAACGCCCTTTGCATGGCGCTTGCAAGGCACATCGAGAAGACCGACGATGAAATCAACTTCTCGCGCGACTTCTACTACTACCCGCACGCAAATCTTGGCTACGAGTATTTCGTCCGGCAGTTCATCACTTCCAACTTTGATATCTACCATGTGATCACGACTGGCCGGAAGAACGCCGTCGCGTGGAACGACATGGTGGACATGACCGAGTTCGAAATCTACTAACGGGAGGAAGTCAAAATGGCAAACTTCAAGTATGCTGTCATGCTCGGTAGCGAGCCGTATGGTTATGTCGAGCGGAGTGCTGAGGGTCTGCTACGCTGCATGCGCAGCATTAGGCGTGACTTTCGTTCGAAATCTTATTATCCAGAAAAGCTCGTCTTCACTGTTTACGTCACCAAAGCCGACGGGGAGACTCCGCGTCGTAACGTTCAACCTCGCCATTTCGTTTTCAGGCGATATGACGATGGCCGATTTTTTCATGTGTGCGCCATAACCAGCAAGTGCAAGCTAGAAGATGATATCGCCCGCGCATGCATCGACGCGAACGCGGAGGTCATCAAATGACCTACTACGAGATCTACGTAATAAGCTCCGCAGGCGCAACAATCAAACGCTTCAACGCAGGCACCGACGCTCACGCGGCGAGCGATGCCATGCGCCATATCGCCGCGGCGTGCCCGGTCATCTACCCTCTGGCCGGTAAGCTGCACCTCATCGGCAGGTGCGAAGGCGAGGTCGTGCATAGCAGATATCGGGAGGTCTAGACATGAAATACGCGATCACTTCTGAGAACCACGCGAAGGAGCCGCACATCATGGCTTTTCCGACTGACTTTGCACGAGCCGAGCACATCGGGCGTCACGGCGGGCGCGCCATCTCGCATCGTGATGCCCGGCGAAGGCTCGAAGCGCAGGTGCGGCTTGCCATCCGCTTCGGCTCGCTCGGATATCGCATGGACCCTTACGAGGTGTGTGTTATCAGCATGGATGAGTTGTACATGGCGTATCGCCGAGCATACTGCTATTAGGGAGGTGATTAGATTGCTGATATTCGGAATCGTCGTAATCGGAATGTCTGTTTCAGGCTTTATATTGTGCCTGATTGGCTTCGTATCAAAGTCGAAACGAAATGAGGTCATCGAGCCGGACTTCAGATATCTGATATTCAACCATCTTGGGGACACGATAGCGGAGGCTGATTTGGGTTGCGTCTCGCCGGATGTGGCCGGCGCGCGATTCATGATAGCGGCCAAGCGAGCTCGTTGGCTCGGCGCGACGCGGGGTGTGTTGTATCGAGACGGCGATATCGCATATGGAATAAGGATATAGGAGGTAATTAAATGTTCTATGTCTATCGAAACGTCGCCGACATTGGCAGCGCGTGCATATCCAAGACGCACACCGTCGAGGACGCGATAGGCGTTATGTGCGGGGTGTTGCGGAACGTCGTGACCCGGCATCACTACGCGCAGCGCATCGACATAGTGAGCGACGATTTTCCTGACCCGATTCTCGTAGTGAAGATTGGGGGCGACGTCGATGTTACATTCATCGATAGATGATAGGCCGCGCATGCGCCCCGCATATGATTTTCGCAGCCGTCGACTATATCGCGGCGCCTCGCGCAGGCGCATGTCGAGGGGAGACGCGGCGTATTGGGCATCCGTTGTCGTTTTCTCGCTAATTGATGTTGCGCTGATTGTCTACCTGCTATGCGCGAGCGGCCTAATCTGGTGGATTCTCTGAGGGGAGGTCTCATATATGAGCTTCTGGGCATATCGCACGCTGCGGGGCGTGCCCCGCTATCCAGGCGTGCGCGATCTATCGCGCGTGCAGGTGCTCCGCTACGAGACGCGCGCCGATAGGGATCTGGCATGCGCGAGAGGGGCGGGCATATCCGTCCTGGCCAGCACCACGGCGCGCGGCCTGCTACTTGCAGCATATCGCGCGCGCGTCCTCGCCGGTGAGATTCCGGGCGTCAGGCGAAGGGATGTGCCTTATGCGAGCAATGACGAACTCTGGCGCTCGTATGTCGAGAGCCCGCCATATCTCCTGCATAGGTAGTCGAGCCCCTTCCTGAGACGGCCCGCCGCGAGGGTCCGTTTCCGTCTCGTGACGGGCTGTCAGGTTTCAATAAGATTTGATATTTTATTTCGGAACCTTATATCCAGTCACACAATGACGCGCCCCGTCTCGCATCGTTCAGACGGGGCGCTCGGTTAATGTCCCATATGGCTAATGACGCTTCTTAGATAACGTAACTGCTTACAGCAAGAAGGAAGTTGATTCTTGCGGCGTTTTGCACGGGAGATTCGATAAATGCGCGCACTTCCCATTTGGACTTATCTACAGAGCAAGACCTAATCGGCACGTTAGCGTTAGCGGCAGTGTCTCCATTGCACGCCATAACGAAGAGGTTGTAGAATTCATTTGGCTTGGATTGATAATCCAGCGCGGTAAGGACCTCGCTTGACGTGAGGTCGAATGAGTTAGTTGCTCCGCTTGCGTAGACTTTGGAGACCATCACGATTTTTGTCAGATTTGGAAACATTGCATTTAGCGAGTCGGTGGCGGTCTTAGCCTGAGTTGCCGTGACCTGCGCCGTCCCTGCCGTGCTCGCCGCAGTCTGTGCCTGCGATAGCGCGTTCGCCGCCGTCGTGCTCGCCTGCTGCGCCGCGCTGTTGGCCGACTCCGCCGTGGACTGCGCCGTTCCAGCGGCGGTGTTGGCCTGCTCGGCGGTCTCCTGCGCCGTGGTCACGAGCGAGGACAGCCCGTTCGCCGTCTGCTGCGCCGAGTTGGCCACGGTGTTGGCCGCGTTGGCCGTCTGCTGCGCCTGCTGTGCCGTGGTGAGCGCCTGATTGGCCGTGTTAACGACGCCCGAGGACTGGCCCGCGACGGAGTTGAGCGAGCTGTCGAGCGTTCGCATGGCCTCGTTCCAGTCTCCGAGGTACGTGGGCTGGTTGCCCGCCTTGTCCTCGTAGATGGGCAGGCCGTAGTAGGTGGTCTGTGCTGTGTGGGACATGGTTGTTCCTCCTTAGTTGGCGGTCGCGCCATTGATTGCGGTTACGATTGCGTGCATCACGGACAGCCCGTCGTTCTCCCCGTCATCCTCCGAGATGGTCTCGGCGGTCGCAGGGTTGTAGAGCCACGCCGCAGCCGCCGTGTCGAAGTGCCGAGCGCTCATGCCGGTCGCGTCGAACATCGCGGGAGTGATGTTTGCCGCGTCGAAGCGCGTCGCGCTCATGGACAGCTCGCGGTCGAAGTCGTAGACGTTCGATATCACCTGCCCGGCGTCCTTCGTAAGGTACTCGTCCGTCGGGTCGGTCGTGGTGAACGACCCCGTTGCACCCGCGATAATCTTCACCAGCTCGTCGCGCAGGTCGTTGAGCGATTGCTCCATGGAGATGCGGAAGGCGTTGAGCTGCGCCTGAACCTCGTCATCCACGTCCTTGACCCCGGCGAAGCCCTCCTCCACGTACGCCACGAGACGTGCGAAGTTCTGGCATATCGCCTTGATGCGCTGCTCCTGAGAGTACACGTCATAGTAGAAGGTCGGTATTACCGGAGGTGACTGCACGAACGAGGAGAACGGCCCCAGCGTGCCGTAGAGCGTGCGCACCGCAGCGGGCGATGCTATTTCCTGTGTTGCCATGGTGCCTCCAATCCGTTGCATAGATTATATCATGCGAGGGCGGGTCCCGCTCGTGCGAGACCCGCCCTGAGCTGCTAGAAGGCGTTGAGGTTGACGGTCATGAGGCCGCTGAAGCAGTCGGCCACGTCATCTATCACCATCTGGTCCACGTCCTTGGCGAGCGCGAGCGAGCTACCGAGCTTCTGCCAGAGGTCGCGGATGCGGATGCGCTCGGTCTCGGTGTCGGTGCCGTCGCTCACGTAGTCGGAGTTTCCCGACAGCAGCGTCTCGGGGTAGTCCGAGCGGATGGTGCGCCCCTTGTAGTAGTCATCCTCTGAGGTGAGGGGGTTCGTCCCGTCGGCCAGCATGCGGTAGGCCCACATGTACTTCGGCATGACCTCGTTCAGGCGCGTGAGCAGCTGGTGCTTCCACTCCTTGTAGAGCGGCATGGCCACCTCGTAGTAGAGGTAGTGGTCCACGACCTTCCTGAGCACACGCGCGTTCGTCACCTCGTAGAGGTCGGCTAGCTTCTCGTCATCGCCCTCGTACGCGTTGAACTCCCACGTTCCGTCCGTGAGGTCCACGAGCCCGCACTCCACCCACTCAACGAGCTGGATGGTTCCCACGGCGTGGAAGTCCGGCTCGTTTCCGTACTCATACGGCATCTTCCTCACCTGCCTTCGCTAGGTCCAGCTTCATGTCGAACGCCTCGGCGGCCTTTGCCACGTTCGTCGCGAGGTCGTGGTTCTCGGACTCGTTGTCGGCGTTCCACACGACGCGGACTGGCTCCGCCAGATACTGGCCGAACCTCCGGTTGAGCTGGTCGCATGCCTGCCTGCGCGCCATGAGCGACGCGAGCCTGTTGAAGTCGCTCGGCTCGTTCTGCGTGCGGACCTCGGACTCGATTCTGCGCTCGCTCTTGTACGGAAGGTTGCGGATTCCGAGCAGCAGGTAAATCTGGTTCCAGATGTTCTCGTAGTCCTCCTGTAGCTCCTTTCCGAGATAGGGCACCTGCGTGTTGATTGCCTCTATCGAAATGTCATCCATCATGTTCTGGTAGCCGACGATGGCGGGCTCGCCGCCGAAGAGCTGCTTTATCACCTGCGTGAGGTCGAACTTCTTGTTCCTCGGCCCCTTGATGATGTATGGGCTGCGCTGCTGCATCCGGTTAATCTGCTTGGTGCGGAAGCAGTCCACGAGCTCGCGGCACATGACCTCAATCTGGTTCAAGATGGGCGTGCGGTTGAGATTGTCGTAGACCATGATGCCGTTCGCGTTGTTCACCTCGAACGACCACCCGTCGTTGCCCACGGAGCGCCACTTGGTCGGGTTGTCATAGACGTTGAGCGGGCCGGACTGCGCGCACTTGGTCGAGAAGAACGTCCCCGGCATGTTGGCGGGAAACGCTATCGTGGCCTGCCCCTCGAAGAGCAGGCATCGCTCCAGCCAGCGCTCGTCGCACGTCGGCGGCAGGCCCAGCCCCTTGAAGCGCGACAGCGCGACGTTCTCGGCCTGCGTCAGGAAGCAGGTGTAGAGAACCCGGTTGATGCGCGAGGACTGCCAGTAGCTTCCGTATCCCAGCTTGCTAGGCTTGCCCATCGCCAATCACCACCTTACGAAACGTCGGGTTGATGGAGCAGGCAAGCCGGAAGTTCGCCTGCGCCTGCTCGTACTGGGCGTTGGCGCGCTCCTCCGCGCTCCTCTGCGCCCGCTCGATTGTCCTTGCGGCGCCGTCGTTGCGCTCCATGAGAGCCGCCATTCGCTCGCGGTAGGTCATGACGCGCTCGATTTCCTCGTCGGTCATTCCCTGATACGTGCCGAGCTTCATAAGCTCGTCAATGGTGCGCCTGCGCTCCTCGGGCGTCTCCACCGAGTCTGGCTCGGCCGCGTCGGTCACGAGAGCGGCAGACCTTGCCTCAGTTGTCATAGATGCTCACCCTCCCTATCTCGTCGGGGTCCGTCCAAATCGTTATGCCGTTTGCGAGCAGCGAGCGTATCTCGTTCTCGGTGCTCACGCTCATGTCGCTCGCCCCGGAGAACACCACGTCGAAGCACTGCCAGTAGGTGAAGTGCCCCATCATCTGCCACCCCTCGAACTGGACGTACGCGTTCTCGGCGTAGCCGTAGCGGGCGAACTGCGATCCTGCCGCTAGCAGCGCCCCGTCCGGCTCGGTGACCACGTTTGCCCATACGCCGCGCGGTCTGAGCGATGCCGTCTGGCCGTGGGAGAAGGTTCCGCAGGTGCCGCCCGCCTGAACGCGTATGTTGTTGGTGTCGTTCGTGATGGCCGACTGCGCGGCGCTCCTCGTGCGCTCGGCGTTCGCGCTCGCGGTCGCGAGGTTGTTGTCCGCGTTGGTGTCGAGCATGTTTACGCTGTTGGCGGTCGTGGTGTTGAGGAGCGAGTTGTTGTTGTCCGTTACCTCGGTGGCGCAGTCGTTGCTTCGGGCCTGCGACTCCTGTAGGTACCTCTGCGCGTTCAGCGTCTTCGTGGTGTTGTTGGTCTGCGTGGCGGTCGCCAGCTGGTCGTTGTTTGTGTACGCGACCTGCAATGACGCGGACGTGTTCGCGGTGCTGACGGCGGTCTGGCCAAGGCCTGCGAGCGCGCCTGCCGCGCCGATGAGCGCGCCTCCCGCCATCCCGACGGGGCCGAGCGCGGAGCCGGTGAGCGCCCCGGTTATGACCCCACTCACGCCGGACGCGGTGCCGGCTATCGCGTTTGCCGCTCCCATCGCCTCGTTGTTCGCCTGAGACGCCGTGTTCGCGGCCTGATTGGTCTCGTTTCCGAGATATACCATGAAGTTGTCTGCGTTCTTGTCGGCGGTGAGCTTGTTGAGCTGCGAGGCGTTGATTTGCGTCTCCGCGTTAATCTTGGCGGTGTTGTTCGCGGAGTTGTTCGCCACGGTCGCGGCGTTGTTCGCGCTCATGCACTCCGTCTGGTTGCGCTCGTTCGAGTGCTCGGTGTTCGCGACCGCCATGGTGTTGTCATAGTCGCGCGTGTAGTTGACCACGGCCTGATTGTGCGGGTACAGACGCTCGTAGGTCTCTCGGACGGAGGAGGCGAGCGTGACCGCGTACACGGGCACGTCCCAGTTGTACATCGTGCGATACCACTCGCCGGTTGACTCGAACGTGTGACCGAGAAGGTTCTCCCACGTAGAGGTCACGGTGCCGGAGCCAAGTCCCGTGATGACGCACGACTGGGCGACGTAGGGCATCGCGAACTGAATGGCGGTCTGGTAGCCGATGGTGCCCGTTGTGGACTCCACGCGGACCTGTCGCACGTTGCCGGTGTGGTCGGTCAGCTCGATGTAGCTGTAGGGGTAGGTGTAGAGCTTGGCGAATCCGGCCACCTGCTCGGGAAGCGCGAAGTCCTCGCGTGATAGGTCACGGAGCGTGCCCTCGACAGAGGACACTTGCGAGAGCAGGTGGCAGCTGGTCCCCGCGAACGTGAAGTCGTTGTAGGTGGTCACGAGCGATTTGTCCACGAAGAAGACGCCCATGACGTTCTGCTTGAAGTGCGGGTAGTCCGCGTCGCAGTTCTGGCAGAACTGGCCCCACGCGGAGGGTTCGATGCAGAACGTGAGGTAGGTAGGCACGCCGCAGTTGTCGTAGGCCGAGATGTAGGGGACGTGGGCCGTGCTGTCGGCCACGGTTCCCCAGTCGGCGATGTTCGGGGCCGCGTTGCACGCGAAGCACATCCACACGTCGGCGTCGAACGTCTTGGCGAACGAGTTTCGCGTGACCTGATAGCTGCCGAAGTCAACGTCAGGCGCGAGCAGGTGCTCGTTGTTGTGCGCGGGGTCGACGAGATACGCGTCCACGTCGGTCTTTGCCACGCCGTAGTGGCCGCGCGCAAGCCCGATGAACTGCACGTCGAGGTCGTAGCTCCACATCTGCCACGAGTCGAGCGAGAGGTAGAGCATGGTCGTGTTGGGCGCGCGGAAGTCCACGCCGGTCACGAAGTAGCAGAAGCGCGTCACGTTGCGCGCGCCCTCGTAGTGCATGAGGGGCGCGTCCTCGGACGGGACCGGCGGAACGTCTATCACGCAGTAGTTGTAGCGCAGGCACGTGCTTCCGGGCATGGGAACCTGCACGGTGGCCTTGGGCTGCGCGAGGAACGCCGTGGGAAGCTCGCCCACGGGGCCTGAGAGCCCGTCGAGGTACGCGTCGCGCGCCTCCACGCCCTCGAACGCCACGTTGTTGTGGGACTCGTCCCACGGCACGTTGCAGACCTTGATGGTGCCGCTCGCTCCGTAGCGGTCGTAGTCGACCTCGTTCTGGTAGCGGAACACGTCGACGTTCGAGAGGTCGGGGAACCTCGCGTCGCCCATGTGGGGGAAGTCCATGTGTCACCTCCTTAGAGAGAGGGGACCGGCGCTCGCGCGCCAGTCCCCGGTTAGCATCGCTGTGAGCCACCCTAGGAGATGGTGACGGTGGCGGTGTCGGTGTACGTCGAGGTCGTGCCGGACGGGTTCTGGTAGGTCGCGGTGCCCGTGACGGTGAGCACGTTGCCCGTGGCGAGGCCGGTCCTCTGGATGTGAAGCACGAAGTCATCGTCCACGTAGGTGCGGGCGTTGAGCTGGATGGGCGTGCCGGCGGAAGCGGCGCTCGCGGCGGTCACCTCGAACACGCAGGCGTCGGGTCGGACCTCGATGCCCTCGGTCTGGGGCGCGATGGTGCCGGTGAGGTTCACGGTGAGCTGTACCTCGTCGCCCGGCTTGGCGCTCGTCGGGTTGGCCTCCACGGTGACGCCGGAGACGGTCTGCTTCACAACGGAGGGCGTGGTGCCCTCGTCGGTGGTGAACAGCACGGCGGGGACGAACGGGGACACGCTCATGATTGCGCGGTGCTGGAGGTAGTAGTTGGTGGAGAGCGTCTGCGGGTTGAAGAACGAGAAGGTACCGTAGAGCTTGTTCGCGCACTGGAAGAACGCATCCGTGGTGAGCAGGGCCACGGCGTTGGGCACGGGGAACTCGTCAATGAGGATGGTGCGGTACTTGATTTCGGCGAGGTCCACGTTGAACACGCTCGCGAGGGTGTTCACGTCGAGCGCGGCCTGCGTCGCGGGCGTGACGAAGAGCACCAGCTCGTCGGGCTTGGCGAACACGGGAATGTCCGTGAAGCGCTGCGCGTTGTAGAGCGTGGACGGGAAGGCGAGCGTTCCGGCGTAGGTGCGCACGGCGGTTAGGAACTCCTTGCCCGTTGCCTCGTCGGTCGGCGCGGCGGAGAGGCCGTGCTTGTAGAAGCCCCAACGACCCTCGTACTCGGCGATGAGCTGCACCATGGTCTTGTAGGCGTCATACTGGTCGGAGTTGATGGGCACCTGCATGATGCCGGAGATGATGCGGTTGAGGCCGTACTCGTCGGTCACGGCATCCATCAGCTCGTAGTCGTTCGTGGAGATGGGGTAGGTCACCTCGTAGTTTACGGTGTGGTAGGCGCTCTCTGCCTCGGGTCGGTGGAGCTTCAGAAGCGTCTCGGCGTCATCTTGGAACGAGTGCGCCTTAATCCACTTGAAGTAGGTCTCCTGAATGGTGGAGCCGTACCTGTACTCGCGCACGAAGCTGCGCAGCGGGTTCTCCCACGCGTCGGAGCGCACGTAGGCGTCACAGAAGCGGTTGACGAAGTTGTCCATGAACTCGTTGAAGTACTTGCGGTTCATGGGCGTGGTCAGGAACTCAATCTGTTCGGCCACGCTCGCCTGCGTGGGGTCGGGCACGCGCTGCTGGTAGTCGTTGCTGCCGTTGAGCCACGCGCTCGTCAGGATGGTGCTGTTGTTTACGGCCATTTCGGCTCCCTTCTTACGGGTTGCGGTTCATGCAATTATATCAAATCTTGAAGTCCATGTTGCTCGGGTCGAACTGCGCGGGGTCGATGTACGAGTCATCGGGAGGCACGGTCGGCGGCGTGTTGTCGGACGCGCCCTGCCGGATTACGAGGCCGTTGGCAAGCTGCAACTCCTCGATGCGCTCGCGGTCGGCGCGCACGCTCTCCTGAACCTCGCGCATTGACGCCATGAAGTCCCCGAGCAGCTGCCCTAAATCTACTGGCTGCGTGTCATCCTTTGCCGGGGTTGTGTCATCCTTTGCCGGGGTCGTGTCATCCTTTGCCGGGGTGGTGCCATCCTTTGCCGGGGTGGTGTCATCCTTTTCCGTCTTGGCGTGGGCCTCGGTGGGGTCGGTCTTTGGCAGTGTCATGGTTGTCTCCAATCCATAGAGAAAGGGCCCGGTTCGCAAGACGCATGATGTTGTCTCCGGGTTGAAAGCGGTGGCCTAATCACTCGCCGACGCCCGGGCGCGGTTCCCCGCGTGGCATCCCGGGTATTCCTACGTCTACTCACTCGGAGGCAAGGCGCCTTGGTACTTCGGGCTTGCCTACAGTGTATCACTAGCGGTAGCCGAAGAGTCGCATGACGCGATTGAACTTGTTTCGTATCACGACGGTGGAGAACCTAATCATCCCCATGCCGTAGAACTCGCAGAAGCTCCGCAGGAATTTCTCGGAGGACTTCGCCATGATGTAGTTGATTCTGTTGTCCTCGGTCGTGAGGGCGTAGACGCTCGCGGCGTTGTTGGGTATCTTCGAGTCGACGTAGAAGTACGCCTGTCGCTCGTCGTACCAGATGCCGAACCGGTCGCCGTGAAAGACTATGCCGAACTGGTACTTTGCGGTCCTCGGCCTGCGGTGAACGAAGTCCGGGTTGTTCCCGGTGAAGCCCTCGCCCCTGAGCACCTGCTCCTCGTCGGTGCCGGCCGCCATGCGCCCCGTGACGGTCTCGGCCATCTTCCGGTCCTCGTACTCGCCCGGTTCGACGTTGTGAATCAGGAACGTCTTGTTGCGGTGCCACGTGTAGCCGTAGGGCGGCTCGTCGGTGAGGCCGCATACGGCGAAGTACGGGTTGAGCAGGTCGCACTTGTTCCCGAGCAGGTACACGTGCGGCTTTCCGAGCTTGTCCGCGTCCCCCGCGTGCTCGCGCGTGAGCGAGTCGACCATCTGCGTGAGCAGCCCCCACTCGTTCGTGAGATAGTCGTGGTTGCGGTCTCTCGCGTCGAGCACGGCCTCGTCCATGAGGATGTTGCGCACGTTGACGAAGGTGCGCTTCTTGCACAGCTGCATCTGCGACAGCGACACGAAGTAGCCTATGAGCTGCCATTCCGGCTTCTCGCCCTCGGCAGGCCTCTCGGCTATGAACGCCTTGGTGCTGGTCGACTTGAACACGTGGTTGGGGAACTCGTCGTTTGCGGTCATCTTGTCGAAGTACCCGAACGACAGGTCGGTGAGCTCGTTCGCGCGCCTCGTCACCTCTGCGAAGCGGATGCCGCGTTTCAGGTAGTCCGAGACGAACGTGTAGCGCAGGCCGTAGGTCTTCCCCGGCCCTCGCGAGCTTATGACCATGGTCGTGTCCGCGTCGTAGGTGCGTGTCCTCGGCCAGTCGTAGTGCGTCGTGAAGTCCGCCATCAAAAGTCACCTCCAATCATCTCCACGTGCGGCGAGCCGTCGAGCGACAGCCTGCGCGCGCAGGTGTCCGGCTGCGTGCCGCTCCTCCTCATGTATCTCAGGTTCTCCGAGTTGACGACTGCGGAGGACTCACCAATCCAGCGCCCCTGCGGATAGAGGCACACGGCCTCGTGGGCATGGACGTGATGCGTCTCTCCGAGATGGTCAGTCACGTCGGCGTCAACCACGTCGGATGGTCTCGGGCTGGTCCGTTGCAGGCTGTGACATATCTCGTGCGGTATGTAGACGTTGTAGCCCATCGCGTCGAGCACGCGAGAGAAGTCATCCCCCGCGTAGTCGTTGAGGAAGCCCTCTATCGTGTACGCTCCGCGTGGGCGCGACAGGCCCGCGCAGGTCACATGATATGTCCCGTGCTTCTGGTATACTCGGCACTTGTTCCAAAGCTCCACGTGACGCTCGCTCAGACCCTCGCAGTCGAACTCGCCGATGTGCGCGAGGTCGGACGCGAGGCCCGGGTAGAGTCTTCTCACGCGCTCCTGCGTCCGGTCTATGGCCGAGCGCACGGCAACGTGGAGCGGTTCGAGCGCCCTGATAACATCCTCGTCGGTTGAGTCCTTGGTCGATATCTTCAGTGAGTCGGTGTCCCCGCCGAGAACGCGGGCGTCGGGCACGCCCCTCGCTATCAGCTCCATGGCTATCACGAGGTGCATGCGCGACCCCGCCACGATGCGAGAGCCGTAGGTGTAGAGCACCTTGCACTGTCCCGGCTGGTGCTCCTCCCAGTTCTCGGGGCGCACGATGGTCGAGTCATCGGTGTCAATCTCGGCGTCAGGGTCAACCACCATGTCCGGCTTGTAAATGTCCTGAGCCTGAGTGCCGTATATCGAGTTGAAGCTGCCCTTGACGGTGCTGGAGTACCACGACTCGAAGAACTTGGCGGACATGGTGCCTGCGCGCAGCTCGTCGGCTATTCCCGACGGTATGGAGGCTGGTATCTCTCGGTCATAGGGCACTCCCTCCTCGTATGAGTTGTTTATCACCTTGGCGTCGTTCTTTCGTGCGAACAGGATGTTGCTTTGCAGCGTTATGTAGTCGGGCGGGGTGCGGAAGTTCATGGTCGCCTCGCCGAACAGCGCCTCGTACGAGTCGAACTCGTAGACTTGGCACACGCACCACCACTCGTGTTCGTTGAGGAACACGTTCACGGCGTCTGCCGAGACCAGCTTGGAGAACGCGAACGTCGCGTTGTCGGCAACGTCGCAGAACCCGTTGGCTTTCAGGTACTCCTCTGCTCGAATCCCCCGCTGGTTCATGGTGGCGAAGCCGTTGGCGCTGCGCCTGAACTTTGACTCGGCGAGACATGCGATGCCCCATCGCTCGAAGGGCGTTCCGCACCTGAGCCGTATCCCCTCGATGCGCACGCACGCGTCGAACGCATAGTCGAATGGGCGGTCATAGCTTTCGAGCACCTTCTCTATTGTTAATTTTCTTATGTTATTCAATATCCCGTCGAGAATCTGCGGGGCGAACTCGCGAAACCTCACGGGAGTCTTTCTCCCGTTGATGAACGCGTGGTGCATGGAGGTCACGTCGAAGGACCACACGTTCGGATGGGGCCTCATGGCGAGCTTGCCTGCGGTGAACGTGAGGCCGCCTCGAAAGCAGGCGCGCCGTATGCCGTATGTCTCCCAGTTGGCGGGTAGCTCCTGCTTGCAGGTCTTCATGAAGGCCCACCCCACGGTAAGCCTCTTTCCGTTCGCCTTCTCGAACTTTATCTTGGCTATCTCGCGCTGCCCCATCTGGCGCACTATCGAGGTCTTGGTGAGTATCTTGTTTCCGAGCATGTCGGGCTTGGCCCACGCGTTCGCGTCGAGCACGTACCTGAGATATGCGGGTATTACCTGCACGTCGCGCAGGGCATACCCCAGCTCCTCGTCAGTGAGGGGCGTGTCTGGCGTCCTCACGAGGTCATAGTCCCAGTCCCCGGCGAGCTTCGGCAGGCCGCAGGTCTCGCCCATCGCGGCGAGACCTCCCATCTCGAGGTAGAAGGTGTCCCAGAAGCGAAGCACCTTCCGGCCCTCCAACATGAGGTCGAGCGTGTAGACGTGCGTGGCCGACTGTGCGCAGACCTCCATCTCGTACTCCTGCCGCAGCTCGTATATGAGCGACTGTAGGTCGAACATGAGGTTGTAGCCGCACACGACGGGGATGCAGCCCTCGTCCATGCCCCAGCCCACGAGCGTCTCTATGAAAGCGAGCGCCCTCTTCTCGGTTCGAAAGAACCGTGGCGTCTCCATGCCCAGCTCGTACGAGCCTATGTCAACGTCTCGAAGGTCTCCGAACTGGTAGAGGACTGGAAACGCGTGCCACTCGCCGCCAATCATCACGTTCGAGGTCTCGGTGTCGAACGATGCCGCGACGCGATACTCTGGCCCGCGTCTCCTGCGGGCCATCAGCGCATGACCTCGACCATGGCTATCGCGTTCACGTCATAGGGCACCAGCTCCTCCGGCTCGTCGAAGAACGACGGGTCCTGCGTCGAGCGCACGGGGCCGCCCTCCTCGCCTCCCCGGTTTCTGAGGTCGTTCCAGAACTGCACCAGCGCCTCTGAGTTGTTCGATATCACGAAGTCGAACACGCCCTCTAGGTTGACGTCTCCCGTGTAGCCCACGGTCTCGCCGTACTGCCTGAACCAGCTCAGGACGGCCTCGTATCGGTCACCGGGGTCGTTCTCCCACATGCGCTGCGTCGCGCGGAAGAATATCGACGCCATGGTGCGACCCGCGCGCCCGAACCTTGTGGTGGGGAGGTTCGCCGAGCCCATGTTTATCTCTCGCCTGAGAACGGCGTCTCGGCGCACCTGCTCGCGTGACGCGCGCGTGCTTTGCCTGCCACGCGGCAGAACCCCGCCGAGCGTCCTGATTGCGGACTCCGCGCGTGACGCGGCCTCGGCTGCGGTCTCGCCCGAGCGCCCCCTCGCATACGAGTTGTTGACCAGCTCCTGTAGGCGGGCCATGTACGCTTGGTCGCTCTTTGTTAGGTTTCCCTGCCGGTTCATTCGGGCAATGAGTCGCTTTGCCCTTCTTCGAGTGTTGTAGGCGTCATCGGACGCCTTGCGTGCGCGTGCCATACGCGTCACCTCCGACTACGAAAGCGCGGGGCCGCTCTCACGACCCCGCGCAATGGTTATAGCCGTTAGGTTAGTCGACTACTCCTTGATGATTACGATTGACTTGATGGTGTTGCCGTTCGCGAGCTTCTTGGACTTGACGGCGATGGGGAGGTAGCCGTTGCCGCCGTCGAGGTTAGGGCAGATGCCGTGAATCTGGGAGAGCGAGCGGGCGATGCCGTCACTCTGGGAGAAGTAGGCCACGCCGTCTGCGTCGATTACGTAGGTGTTCGCGCAGGGACGGGAAGGCCCGCCGTTGCGGTCGCGACGATAGCCGGGGACGATGAAGGCATCGGTCATGTGAATGACCTCTCCCTCGTGGTCCGCAAGGGACTCGGCGTCGTTGCAGGCGTTGGTGTAGGCAATCTTGCCGTCCATGGTCTCGGTGTCGAGCGTGATGAAGAAGCCGGGGATGCCGACGTTCTCAAGTGCGGCGGCGGAAACGAGCTCGGCGTTGCTGGAATCGACCTTGTAGATTTCCTCGGACATGTTGGTTTCCCTTCTTATATGGATTGATTTCTAGTCCTCGAACGTGTCAACGAGCTGCGAGTGCGTGATGAAGTCCTCTGCGGTCATCTCGCGAACCTCGGTGACGGTGCTCACGTTGGTGATGATTACGGGCCTGCCGACCTTGCGCTCGATGATGCACTCGGCCGTCCTCTGGCTGCGGATGCGCCCGACGATTGGCTCGGCTGCCTTGATGGTCTCGCCGTCATCGTCAAGGTACGCATAGCTCGCGATGGTGTAGGTGATTTTGCGCCTGATTCTTCCCATGTCTCGTCCCTCCCCTCCATCCGATTGCGTCCTTGATTTGCTGCACCTTCTCGGTGGCGTCGCTCAGCGAGTCGAGCGCCGAGTTGACAACGGAAAGCATATCGCTCATGTCGGTCTCTGGAATGGGGCTGCCAGCGGCGTACGCTCGCCATGCGTCCTCGGTGCCGAAGAACACGTCGAGGTCGATTCCGACGTTCAGGTTGTTCGATGCGAGCCAGCCGTTGGATGTGTACTGCCACATGGCGTAGTAGGGCCAGTATTTGGCATCCCCGATATTCCCGGTGTCGAAGGTGTAGCCATTGACCTTGCTGTACGGATAGCGGGCAATCCATAGGTCGCAGCCAAGGCCCACCACGCGAGACCAGTCCGCCGTGAGCATGCAGTTGCGGTTCATGTAGATGATGGGCTTTACCCCGGTCTTGCCGATGAGGTAGTTCGCCATGTCATAGACGCGTCCGGGGTCGTTCGGGTAGTAGCTGCCGGTTCCCTCCACGTCGATGATGGGGATTCCCTCTCCGAAGTAGTTCTCGCACATGTCGAGCATGAACTCGCCCTGTGCGATTCCCGTTGCCGTCGTGATCACGTGATAGAATCCCCAAAGCTTTCCGTTCCTGCGCTCCGTCTGAACCCATTTGTCGCAGCACTCGTCTACCATCGACGTGCCCTCGGTGGCCTTCATGATTGCGAAGTCATGATTGAGTGCCGCTAGGTCAAGCCCCCGCTGGTAGTGCGAGATATCCACCCCGTTAAGCATTTCGCATGCGCTCCCTTCTGATTCTTCTGAGCTGCCGTTCCATTCGGTCGCACTTGTTCTTGTAGTAATACCACTGCGCGATACCGAGCATGGATACCAGTATGAGAATCACGATTATCACGTCAGTTACGTCTAGCATCACTCACCGTCCAAGAAGTTCTTGATTGACTCGTTAGAAGTGAAGTAGCGGAAGAACGGGGCCGTTGCAAGTTCAGGATTAATTCGGACCACGTTCTCGATGAACGAGAAGACCTCGGTGAAGCAGGTCCACACGAGCACGAGCGTCACAATCCAGTCTCCAAGTTCCTGCTCGATTCCGACTCGAACGAGCAGCCAGTCAGCGAGCAGCGCGAACACGATTACGAGAAGGTAAGAGAACTTGTGCATCAGACCCTCTCGCATCTTCGAGCTGTTGTAGCTGTTGGTGCAGAACGCTGCTGCGGTTCCCGTCACGAAGTCGAGCACCACGAGCGCGAACGTCACCAGATAGAAGGTGCAATCAATCTGAATCTCCATTTGGACTCACCCCCTCTCTGTTTCCGTTATACACGAATTCGTCTATTTCAACGCTGCCAGAGTCACGATATTCGTACAGACGGACGGTTAACTTCATCGTGTACCCGGGCATGACGTTGTCCTTGACCTGCTTCATGCAGAGAAAGAAGAAGTCGGTTGCTCCCTCGAAGTCGGGGAATACCTGTTCTCTGATTGTCTGGCTCACGTCGCGTGTCTGGCCGAACGTGACGTCATTTGTCTTGCTCACGAATGAGGTTTGAGTCACTTTATAGGTGTTCATGATGATTCGACCTCGATTCGAATGATGTTGTTCGTGTTCTTGACCAGATTTCTTAATATCTCCTTGAACTTCATTTCATTCAAATCATTGTAGATTCTGGCCTCGGTTCTATGACATTTGTAATCGGAACCATCGAACCAATATTCGAATACGAAAGTTATGCTGTATTTCATTTCTTCTCCTTCGCATAAATCGTGTCGTTATTCGGTTGTCAAGGTACGTGGTGCATGGGCCTATTTTTGCATTGTTCTTTGTGTCGTATTTTGTGATGGGTGGATTCATAGATTCTGCATATATAAGAGTTTTAGATAACGTTGCTTGGTTTTGTTAGGTTGAATATCAGATATTTACGTAACAGGTATGGGTTTTGTTATTGGGTATATAAAAGTTTTAACTATGTGGAGTACTAA